CTGGAAGAAAACAACAAGGACGCAGAACTGTGAGACTCACCAAATCACAGGTGGCTATTGCCAAAAAATTAGGGGTGCCACTAGAAGAATACGCCAAATTCGTGAAGGAGGTTTAAATGAGCGTAAATGATAATAGAACTTCACGCGCGTCTGAAGAAGTTAAACAAACAAGGATAAAACCTTGGACGCCACCATCATCTCTGGATGCACCACCTGCGCCAGACGGCTTTGTTCATAGATGGATTAGAGTCGAGTCAATGGGTTTTCAAGACACTGCAAATGTGTCGAAGAAAATGAGAGAAGGTTGGGAATTTGTTAGAGCCGAAGAAGTGTTAAAAAAACACGGAGCTAATAGTTACCCAGTCATCCATGACGGTAAATACGCAGGTCTCATCGGGGTTGCTGGCCTTGTGTTGGCAAGGATACCAATTGAGATTGTACGGTCTCGCGCTGAGTATTTTAAAAAACTTACTCAAGATAGATTAAACGCGATTGATGGCGAACTCATGAAGGAACAACGACCTGAGATGCCGATTAATATTAGTCGACAATCTCGCGTAACTTTTGGTGGTGGACGAAAGTCATAATTTTTTGGCAAAAGTCAACCACTGTATAAAAACTATAAGGAGAAAAAATAAATATGGCAAACGTAACTGAACAATACGGATTGAAACCCGTACGACAGCTAAACGGTAGCCCATTTATAAACGCACAAAACCGTTATAGAATTGCTGCAAACTATGGAACTGCAATTTTCCAAGGTGATTTGGTAGTGCCAGTCACCGCTGGAGGAATTGAAAGATTCACTGCAGGAACAACTACCACGGTTGTGGGTGTTTTTAATGGAGTTTTTTATACAGATCCAACAACTCAGAAACCCACTTTTAAAAACTTTTATCCTGGCAACATTAATGCTAGTGACATTATTGCTACTGTCATTGATGCACCAGATACAGTTTATGAAATAAAAGCGGACGCAACTTTTGTTGTTGCAGATTTGTTTAGAAACTATCAAGTAACAAATCTATCAGGCAATACTCAAACAGGTATATCAAAGGTAACACTTGATGTGTCTGAGTCAGGTACTGCAGGAACTTTTGTAGTTCAAGCAATTGATATTACACAAGATCCTAACAACAACGATACCAATGCGGCATCAAATGTTGGAGTTCTGGTAAGAATCAACAATCACTTTTTCCGTCAAGGCGGAACAGGTCTATAATAGGAGAATAAATTATGGCTATATCACGATCACAGCTAGTCAAAGAACTAGAGCCAGGATTGAATGCACTATTCGGCCTGGAATATAATAGATACGATAACGAGCACGCAGAAATCTTCATAACAGAAACTTCCGATCGAGCATTCGAAGAAGAAGTAATGTTATCTGGATTTGCAGGAGCGTCAGCTAAAACAGAAGGAGCTCCAGTAGTATTTGACGATGCTACAGAAGCATATACTTCAAGATATACTCACCAAACATTTGCATTAGCATTTGCGATAACTGAGGAAGCTATTGAAGATAACCTTTATGATAGACTGGCAGCAAGGTATACAAGAGCGTTAGCAAGATCAATGTCACAGACTAAACAACAACAAGCTGCTAACATACTTAATAATGCTTTTGATTCAGCATTTACAGGTGGTGATGGAGTAGAACTTTGTTCAACTGCGCACCCTCTTGCAAGTGGTGGTACATTTGCAAATGAACTTGCAACTGCTGCAGACTTATCAGAAACTTCATTAGAGCAATCATTAATTGATATTGCTGCATTTGTAGATGAAAGAGGTTTAAAAATAGCTCTACAAGGCGTTAAATTGATTATTCCAAAAGAATTACAATTTACTGCTGAAAGAGTATTAAAAACACCTTTATCAACAACTGCTGGTGGTTCAAACGCATTTGCGAAGAACGACATTAATGCAATATTAAATATGGGGATGGTTCCACAAGGTTACAGAGTTAATCACTTTTTAACTGATACGGATGCATTCTTTATTATGACTGATGCACCTAATGGATTGAAACACTTTGTAAGATCGCCAATTAAAACAGCGATTGAAGGTGATTTCGATACTGGTAACGTAAGATTTAAAGCTAGAGAAAGATACAGCTTCGGCTTTTCTGATCCTAGAGGAATCTTCGGCTCACCAGGAGCATAAAGATTATAAACTGGGGCGTATTTACGCCCCAGTTAATTTAAGGTACAATTATTTTATGAAGTCAGATGTAAAACCAGTTAACACTAGTTCATCAAACGCTGTTCTCTTTACAGGCCCTACACGTTTACGAGGGTTTATGATTCAATCTACCAATTCATCTGGTGTTGCCGTAATAAATGGTTTAGCAAATGCAACTACAGTTAGTTCATCAACTGCCACTCAAGTTTTTATTCAAGTATTTGTAGCAAATGGAGCTACAGAAACATTAAATCTTCCAGAGGATGGTGTTTTATATGCATCAAGAGGTGGTACTGGAATTATAGATGGTATAGGTGTCACTTCTAATACAAGCGCATTAAATATTACACTATTTATAGATAAATAGTTTTATGTTTGATAAATTAGATCCATACGATTATTATGGAGAATATTTAGAAGAACACACAGGACTAGAAAGAAAAAATGTAACTCCTTATTCTAAAGGAGGTATGCCACCAAAAAATAAAAAATATTTTAGATCCACTAAATCAGGTGCAGGCATGACACAAGCAGGCGTTGCAGCTTATAGAAGAATGAATCCTGGATCTAAATTATCTACAGCAGTAACTGAAGATAACCCAGGACCCAAAAGATCAGCTCGTAGAAAATCATATTGTGCAAGATCAGCTGGACAAATGAAAATGCATAATATAAACTGTAGTAAAACACCTGATAAAAGAATTTGTGCTGCAAGGAGAAGATGGAAATGTTAGATGTCTTATTTAAACGCTAACATACCACCAATTTATTGTAATATAAGAAGAGAATATTTATATGATTTTACAAAACATAAGGGAGAAACTGAAGAATGTGTGGTCTTTGGTTTTGCAAGTATTCCAGGTCATGCTTTATTATTTCATTGCTTACTTAAAAATGGTGCAATATATTGGAGACTCCCTATCTCTGCTTTTTTTCAAAAATCATTTATTCGTGGTAACAATCCTGGACAAGTTCCAGATCAAAACATCGAATATCTTCAGCTATGGAATTCATTTAGTTATTATCCTAGCGTTGTTACTTTTGATTTTTTAGTTGGACAAAAGGGCAAATATTTAGCACATGATAAAAAATTTTATTATGGTGAATATTTATTTACGATTGATTGGGCTCATCCCGATCCTAATATATTAGATACGGAGCATTCTGAAATACCTTCGGAACATAAGTGTGGGCACGTTTTGGCTCTTAACAACGGCAATTATGCTATTCAGCCTAATAATCGTCTTTTGTGGAACATATCTAATTTTACTACTTCAACACATTGGCCTGATTATATGGTTCAAAATTCGAAATGGAATGTTGAAAATAAGGATTGGGTAACTGATAATACTGATAAAATGTTTTACGAAATCAATAAAAAAAACAAAAAATGAAATTTACATTAACATTATATATTTGCTCTCTTGTTGTCAATCAGTGTTATATTCCAGCTGATTATCCTATAATAAAAGAAAATTACTATAATTGTGTTAGAGATGGTTTAGGTGAGTCTTTTGAATATTTGTTTTCTCCAGATAATTTTACTGAGGAATTAATAACTAATTCAAAAATTTATGCTAGTTATACTTGTTTACCTACAGTTGAAGAAGAAACTTAAATTTTAATGATAATTGAATCTTTACAAATAATGAATGCAATAATACCATCAGAAATTAAAGTGATGATTTTATTTGTTATTATTTATGCAATTTATCAAAAAATTAAAAATTTTTTATTATGAAATTTAAATTTATTATTTTAATTATTTTTTTTATTATCTTTTTACCAAGATCAATTAATAGTGAAGATACGGAGAAAATAAACGAACCTCCGAGGTTTGAATATTCAAATAAAGAAGAATTCATTACCTCCCTTAAAAACTGTATCTCTCATTTAAACACTTACACCCCACAATCAGAACAAGTAAACACCGAACTAATAATTACTCAAGCTGTTATTGAAAGTAATTATGGTGAATCAAGATTTGCCCGTGAGGGGCATAATTTATTTGGTATAAGAACATGGTCTAAAAATGGTATGTTGCCATTAAAACAGCCAGAAACAATACCTTGGCGTGTAAAAATTTTCAAAAATAAATGTGAGTCAGTCAAATATTATGTTGAAATTTTAAATACGAGAGAAGTTTTTAAAAAATTTAGAGACGAAAGAACGTATCAAAAAAATAATAATATTTATATTACGGCAAGGTACTTTAACAAATTAGATAAATATGCTACTAATCCAAATTATCATAATTTACTAATGAAAGTTTATTTTAAAATTTATGAGGCTAAGTGAAAATTTTACTCTTGATGAATTAGTTAAATCTCATGAAGCTATAAGATTAGGTATATCTAATAAACCTAACGTTCAAGAAATAGAGTCTCTTAAAATTTTATGTACTAAAATTCTCCAACCTGTAAGAAATCATTTTAATCTGCCTTTGTCCGTGAGCTCTGGATATAGATCTGTGGCATTGTGTGAGGCTATAGGATCAAGCCCTAAGAGCCAGCATACTAGAGGTGAAGCAGCAGATTTTGAAATATTTGGTATACATAATAAAGATGTAAGTGATTGGATTGTAAAAAATTTAGATTATGATCAATGTATTTTAGAATTTTGGAACTCTAATGATCCTAATTCAGGTTGGATTCATTGTAGTTATACATTGTTGAGACAGAACAGAGGGGACTACTTGAAGGCAGATAAAGTAAATGGTAAAATTATTTATACATCAATGGAGTAAACAATGCCAATGGGAAGATCACAAATGAAAAAACAAATAGAAGGTAAAGTTAGAGGTGCGAAAGCATCTAAAGCTATGTTAATGAAAAAGAAAAAGAAAAAAAATGGGTAAACTTTGTCCAAGAGGAAAAGCTGCTGCAAAAAGAAAATTTAAGGTGTATCCAAGCGCTTATGCAAATATGTATGCTTCTGCTGTTTGTTCTGGAAAAATAATTCCAGGTGGTAAAAAAAAGAAAATGACTGGCGGAAGTGTTTCACAACTTTCACAACAAAGAAAAATGGTATCCAATTATAATCAAGGTGGAATAGCAAAAGGTTGTGGTGGCATAATGGAGAGTAGAAGAAAAGTAACACAACGTTCTTAATGAGTTTGTCTATGCAATATCTAGCAGGTCTTTTTGATGGAGAGGGTTATATATCAGTAAGAAAATATAAAAAAAATGAAAATTATGATGGTTTTTATTACAACCCTATTATTGGTATACACATGAATGGTTATAATTTATTAAAAAAAATTCATAATAGATTTGGAGGAAGTCTTTACATACGTAAAAAGTTTGTAAATAGACCTACCACAGAGTGGGTTTTGTCTGGAGCGCACAGAGTTTCAAATGCTCTAAAATTATTATATCCTTATTTAAATATTAAAAAAAAACAAGCTAAATTATGTATACTTCTTTGCAAAACATTTGGAGTAGTGAAAGGACCAGGTGTTACTTACAAAAAAAAATATTTCAAACTGCCTATGAATATAAAACATAAAAGGCAAAAATTTGTTATGCAAATTAAAGCAGAAAAATCAATGGTTTTATAATGGCGCAAAACGGTCTTAGAAAATGGGTAGGAGAAAATTGGGTAGATATAGCCAATAGAAAACCTGATGGTTCATATCCAAAATGTGGACGAAGTGGTGGAGAAAAAAGAAAAAATTATCCTAAATGTGTGCCAATTGCAAAAGCTAGAGCTATGAGTAGAGGTCAAAGAGCTTCTGCGGTTAGAAGAAAACAACAAGCTAGTAATATAGGCCCTAAACCATCTAATGTAAGCACATTTACTAAGAGGTATTATGGTGGTATGATAGATATATGAAAAAAAAATTATCACCAAAACAAATGAAGATAGCTGGTGCTGCTGAACCTAAAGATAAAATTACTGGAGAAGATTTTGCAGCATTAAGAAATAAAACTACTGGCATGAGTGCTGGAGGTATGGTAGAAAGAATTATACCTAAGGGACAAAAGCCTTTTCAAGTTAAACTACAAAAAACGAGTATATCATAATGAGCGTAGCAAAAAAACAACCAATGGGTGGTGCACATAAGCCATACAAACTTACAGGAAAAATTAACGGAACTAAAAAACCAGTTAAAAAGAAAAAGTAAGGTTATGACTTATGGCTACATCTGGAACAACGACATTTAATTTAGACATCGATGATGTCATTGAAGAAGCTTACGAACGATGTGGCATTCGTAATACTAAAGGTTACGATTTAAAATCTTCAAGAAGAAGTTTAAATCTTTTATTTTCTGAATGGGGCAACAGAGGTGTACATCTTTGGAAAGTAGAATTAAAAAATCAAGCATTAACTGCAGGGACAATTACTTATACCACACCCAGTGATTGTAATGATGTATTGGAAGCTTACATTTCAACCTCTAATGCAATAACCACAAGCACACAAGATGTATCTTTAACTAAGATTAATAGGTCAGCCTACGCAGGATTACCAAATAAAGGTCAAACAGGACAACCTTCTCAATATTTTGTAGATCGACAAATTACACCTACAATAAGTTTATATTTAGCTCCAGATGCAAATACTTATACATTTTTAAAATATTATTATATGCAAAGAATAGAGGACGCAGGAGCTTACACTAACCAAACTGATTTACCTTACAGATTTTTACCGTGTATGGTTTCTGGACTTGCATTTTATTTATCACAAAAATTTGCACCAGAAAGAATTGAGGCTTTAAGATTGTATTATGAAGATGAATTATCAAGAGCATTACAAGAAGATGGTCAAAGAACTTCAGTGTATATTTCACCAAAAACATATTTTGGAGATAGATATTAATGGCATACGCAAGAGGTAAAAAATCAAAAGCCATATCAGATAGATCAGGCTGTCAATTTCCATATTTAGAAATGGTAAGAGAATGGAATGGAAGTTTAGTGCATATTAGTGAATATGAAGCAAAACACCCTCAATTAGATCCTCCCTATCATGCAGCTGATCCACAGGCTATTCAAAACCCTAGAGCAGATGTTAGACCTGGTGGCGGATTAATTGTTGATTTAAATTTATATTTTTGGCCAGGTCAATTTTTAACAAAAACTGATAGTATGCAGCCTGAAATTGATAGTGACATTATTAATTTTAGAAGACAAGCTGTAACATCAGTTGGAGAGGTTACTATATCTACATCATGACTTATTCTGAACTAGTTACTAAAATAAGAGATTATACAGAGGTTAGCTCTGATGTTTTTACATCAACTATTGTAAATGGTTTTATTAGAGATGCTGAGTTTAGAATATTTAGAGAAGCAGATGCAGACTACGCGCGGGAGTATGCAACTTCTACATTTACAGCAAATAATAAATATTTAGCATTACCAAATGCAAGTGTATCTTCAGGCACAACATCCTCTAGAGTAGCTTTAATTGTGCGTTCAGTTATTGTTACAAATTCCTCCTCTGTTCAAGTATCATTAGAATCAAGAGA